TTCACTTAGAGAGGATGACCTACCATAATGTCTAACGAAAAATATAGTAATGGCTTCACACAGAAGGAATTAAATATAATGATATTAGAAAAGTTAGACAAGATAGAAAATCAATTAGATACAAAATTAGATAAGTCAGAGTTTCATAAGATACTAGGATTAGTAGGAACAGTAGCTGTAGTTATAGCTGCATTTGTAATGTAGTTATGTGTAAAATATGTGTAGCAGATGATGGTTCATTTTTAAGAACCTGCAACTGTAAGAATGGAGATATAAACTGTGAATGTGATAACTCGTGATATGTGGGGTGCTAAACCTAATAAGACAAAGTTTAGTAAGCTAGGAGAAGTCAAAGGTTTAGTGGTACATTGGTCTGCTTATCCTATAGCTGTAGGTAATCAAGCAGAGATGGACCAAGTTAAGAAGATACAAGCTCTACATCAGAACGATAGAGGTTGGAACGACATAGCGTATAATTTTTTAGTAGGAGATACAGGTCAGATTTATGAAGGCAGAGGCTGGGGAAACAGAAGTGCTGCACAAGGTGGCAATAGTAGGGAAGAAATTAACTTTAATAACAAGCATTATGTTGCTGTTTGTTGGTTGGGTGGTATCAATCCTGCCGACAAACCATCAGCTAAAGCTATTGAAAGTGTTAAGTGGCTCTATTCACAAGTCAAAGGAGAACTAAGACCTCATAGCTCCTTTAAACAAACTGCTTGTCCAGGAGATGCTTGGCGACAATGGATTATTGAATGGGATAAAGTAGATACTTCATTATTAAAGAGTACTACTAACATAACTGCTGAAGATTTATCTAATGCAACAGGTCCAGAGATGATACATCCACAGTTTATTCAAAGAAAATTAGATACAATTATTGCTAAACTAGAGAATATAGAAAATAAATTAAAGTTAGGAAGAATAATACAATGAGCGAAGAATATAAAATTGTTTTAGAGAAAACTCTTTGGACATTTGTTCAAGCATTTCTTGGTGCTTTAACTGTTGCACCATTAGTTGGACTTGATGTCAATGCTATTCAACTTGCTGCACTATCAGGTGCATCTGCTGCTTTAGTAGTTGTCAAGGAATTTGCTAAGAAAAAATTATCTAAATAAAAACTATCTCACTAGCACTGTATACTATTAGTAACAGAGCTAAGGAGGAACAATGCCTAATATACCTGAAGAATGGGGTAACAATTTCTTTAAGTCAGGGTGGCAACCAGGACTTGAAGTTAACGAACAGACTGGATTTGGAGAAATCACACATGTTGGAACAGACCCAGACTATAGAAATAAGTTTGATTCTATTCTTAAAGAGTGGGGATTTGACCCTGAACATTATGAAATAGAAGGTTCAGTTCGTGCTTCCAGTTGGAATGTACAACTTAAAGGTGGTAGAACAGAAACTTTTTATGCGTTTAAAGGAATAGTAAAGAAGAAAAGAAAAGGACACGACAAATATTTTCAGCAGTTGTTTAAACAAGCTAGTAAAAAAGCACCAGTTGTATCTAAGTTTAAACAAGGTGATACTGCGTTTATGTTCTTTATGTCTGACTGGCAGTTAGGCAAAAAAGATTTTGGTGTAGAGAATACTATCAATAGATACGAAAGAGCACTACAAGATTCTGTTAATAGAATAAAAGACTTGCGTAGACTAGGTGTAGATATAGACGAGATATATATGGTAGGACTTGGCGACCTCACAGAAAACTGTACACCACATTTTTATGAGAGCCAACCACACAATGTTTCGTTGTCATTGATTGAGCAATACGCATTAGCTAGAGCTTTAATTATGAAAACTATAGATACATTCTTACCACATGCTAACAAGCTGGTATTAGCAGGAGTACCTGGTAATCATGGTGAGATGTCTAGGACCAGTAAAGGACAAGTAGCTACTAATAGATTAGATAACTCTGATACTATGCACTTGCAAATATGTAGAGAGATTATGTCTGCTAATCCAGAACGATATGGAAAAGTAGAAGTTAATATTCCTGATGGCTTCCATCAAACTTTAATAGTCAAAGGTAAGAAGATTAGCTTTTCCCATGGTCACATGACAGGTGGCTCTGGTGGTAATCCAGAATCTAAGATAGAGAACTGGTGGAAAGGTCAAATGTATGGGTGGTTACCTCCTGGAGATTCAGAGATATTAGTTACTGGACACTATCATCATCTTCGTATGAAACAACAAGGAGATAGAACTTGGTTTCAAGCACCATCTATAGACAAGAGTATAGACTTTACTGAAAGAACTGGACTATGGTCTCATCCTGGCGTCCTTACTTTCACCATTAGTAATAAAGGTTGGGATAACTATTACCCTTTATAAAAATTAAAAGGGTAGTTGTTTAAACAATTTGGGATTTCCTTGGAAGTCTAACTCGTGGTAAGTACCCCAGTGCTTCATTTCTCTCCACATCTTTTGTACTACTTCAAATGGAATCCATTTAAATGCTTTATAAAAACTATTGTAATAATAAATCCCTACTGATACTTGTTTAAACTGCTTGGCTTTCTGGTGCATTTGATACAGCTTTTGATAATCATCTAACTTAATCTTCTTAGTTCCTTTAACTTCGCACAATCTCAGCTCACCATTGATATATACTAGGTAATCTGGTATCAGTATTATGTATGTGTATATCCAGAATAAAGGTATGCTATGCTCCCATGGGCTAGTAGCAGTCTTTAACCAGTCCTTTTGTTTAACTAATCCTAATTGTGTAAGATAAAGTTCAAACATATCTTCTGCTTGTTTACCTACTTTATCTTTAATCCTATCTTGGTAATCTCTTTCGTGCTGTTCCATGTTTCTTAACCTTAATGTTTCCCCACTTGTCCTTGGTAATAATGTCTTTGGTTTCTTTATCACTGACACAAGGCAATCCATCTTCGTGCTGTTTAAACTGGTAGCCACATACTAGGCAGGGCTCATGTCTATTGTATTCGTATTCAACAATAGACATGAGTTGTTGTAATGAAAGGGCTACATTCCTGCCTTGCGTTTCAACCTTGTTGTTTAAATTACTTATTGTCTTTACCACTAAACATATCTTTTAACATATCTTTTATGTCATCAATATGTCTTTGTCTTTGCTGTTCTAGTGATTTAATAATCTCTTTAGTCTCATATAGATTTAAAGTTTCAGTGTATCTTTTTTTGCTGTGTATAAACTTCACATCTATTACATACAAATCTCCCCAGTTCAAATAGATTTCACCTTGGGAATTAGGAAGAGTAAACTCTATTCCTCCTCGTTCTTTTGTTGTTTGTTGTGATACCCAGTTTGTAATATCAATGTCTAATTCATTAAATATACTTATCAGTCCTGTATATCCATAAGTATTTTCAACACTCTCTACTGTTATCTTATTATCAGAATGGGATTTCATTTTGTTTACCTCCTTGGTCTGCTCTCTTTACAAGTGCATGACACTCTCTAAATGTCCATTGATAAGGATTATTCTCATCAACTTGTTTGTATCTTGCTCCACAGTATTTGTTACCATCAACATCTGTATAAAATACGTCGTTGTTTAAACAAATACTTGGTGCTTTGTGCTTTGTATCTGGCTCTTGGGGTATATCAAAATTATGATTTGGGTAGCGTTCTTTGAGTCGCTGTTTTAATTTATCAATACCCCTAAAGCTAGGTGATTCTAAAGCCATGAATCTGGAACAGCTCTTTCTGTATTACTGCTACCAATGTAGCCACCCCATCCACAACCATCAGAATTGTAGCTACTGCATGTGAAGTCTGGTATGTTTTTAAACTTCTCATCACTAGCTTTCTTCTCCCTGTTGTCCTCAATATAATCACTCTTGTTACAGTTTGGGCATAACTTAACTGGGGTAGTATCAAAGACTTGACCAACTACATCTTCTATACTTGGCTCTGATTCTTCCTCTGGTATTAACTGTTCAAACAAATCAATGTATTGTCCAATGGTATCGTTATCCCACTCTTCTACATCTTTACTATTTCCAGCTTCAGTAAACTGCTTGAAAGATTTTGCTTTTACTTTCTTCTCTACTTCAGCATTAAGACCAAAACCATTAATGATATTTGCTATCTGCTTGGCTTTGTTTAAACTACTATCTTCGTTATATCCAATAGACTCTTCAAACTTAGCCATAGATTCTGCTAACAATTCTTCATCAGCTTTGTTCTCTTTCTTACGCATGTCTACTTTGGTAACTTCTACTTTATCTTCTTGGTTACCTACCTTAGACATCTCTTCTTTGCTAGGTCTAGGTTTATTGCTACCTTGATACTTCCAGTTAGCTAATGCTCTACCTATAGCAGATGTTTCGCAGTTCTCCATCCATGCGTCAGCGTTAGCAAACCCACCTTGTCCTTTAGTTTCTTGTGCTATACCAGTTGATACTGGTCTTGCGTCTGTTTCTACTTTATAGATTTGTGCTTGAATTGTTACACAACTTCCATCTTGCGTGATGTGGATTATATCTGTTTCAATTCTTCCCTCTGGATTTTCATTCCAGAATACTTTTAATCTATCTTCTACTGTTTCGTAGTTCTCTAAGTTAAACTTAGCCATATTATTCTTCCTCCAATTTATTATTTAATGAATCAATTATTTTATATACTCTTTGTCTACTTACTTGTAGTATCTTTGAACATTTAATAACTGATAACTTCTTATTCTCAACAGTGTACTTCAATAGTCTAGCTCTTTGCTCTGACAATTTTTGCTCCTGCTTTCTTATACTATTAATCTGTTCTGTTAATGAAAATAACCTATCACCATGCTTACCATCTGGTATCTGTTTAAACAACAACTCAACTCCATTGGAATAAACAGTTGTCTCATCATCATTAATTATTTGTAAAGACATCTTCACCTCCTTCATAAATGTCTCTCTGTAATTCGTTTATGAATGCTACTGCGTCCTTGTTTAAACGAACAACCATAATATTATTTCTGTATAGTAATTGAT